GTCTGTCTGAAGTACCGTTAACGGCAGACCCCGCAGACTGCCATCCACCAGAACCATATACGTTCATGATGTTAGTTGTACTGTTGAAGTACAAAGCACCGATAACCAGTGCATCACCGTCATTGTCTACTGTAGGTGCAGAAGACTTAGCGCCCAAGTAGCGGTCATCGAAGTCATCATATGATGCCGCCGCAGAAGAAGCTGAACCCGCCGCCGCTGTAGCTGAGTTAGCTGCGTTTGTTTCGCTTGTAGCGGCATTGCTTTCTGAGGTTGCAGCATTGGAAGCGGAAGTCGCCGCCGCTGTGCTACTACCAAGAATATTATCAGCATAAGATTTGTTTACAGCATGGTCATTGGCAGTCGGCGTAGCAAGACCAGTGATGTTGTTAGAACCCATAGCCAGAGCGCCAGACATCGTATCGCCTGATTTAGCTACACGGGTATCACGTTGTGCGTCTGTATAAGCCTTACTAGAAACATCCTGTGCCGCTGTTGGATCACCTACACCAGTAATCTTGTTAGTAGACATGGCGATAGCGCCTGTCATAGTGCCGCCAGCTTTTGGAAGCTTAGTACCTATAGAAGTATTAAGGGTGTTAAAGGCATCATCATCGTCTGCCAGAGCCGCAGCTAATTCGTTTAATGTATTAAGGCTGTCTGGGGCGCTATCAACCAAGTTAGCTACCGCATTATCTACATCTACCTTCCGTGCCGCATCGTTGTCGTTTGTTGGTGCAGAAAGGTTAGTGATGGTAGCCGCAGAGTTGGCGTCCATATTGAGTGTACCGCTTATGGTCACATCATTAAAGCTTGAAGACCCTGAACCAGCGGTTACGTTACCTGTCAGATCACCAGTGACATTTCCCGTTACAGTACCACCAGACAAACTACCCGTAACATTACCAGTCACGTTACCTGTTAGGTTAGCTGTAACACCACCAGAGGCAGTCACTGTGGTAAAGGCACCAGTAGACGCAGAGCTTGCACCAATAGTGGCTCCGTCAATAGTACCGCCATTAATATCCGCTGTAGCAAGAGTTGCTTGCCCTGTAGATTGCAGAGTAGTGAACTTACCCGTGGTATGGCTAGAAGCACCAATAACAGTGCCATCAATAGCACCACCGCCAATATCAACAGTTGCTAGAGTAGATGTTCCAGATGCATCTAGATCAGTGAATGCGCCTGTGCTTGGAGTAGATGCACCAATAGTGGCTCCATCAACCGTACCGCCGTTGATATCGGCTGTGGCAGCTACGAGGCTTGTATTTGCGTTGAGTGTAGTGAACGTACCTGCGGCTGGAGTAGTTGTACCGATAGATGTGCTGTCGATTGCGCCAGAGTTTAGATCAATGGATGTTATAGTGGTTGTGCCAGTAGCCGATAGGTTAACTAGAGTAGTATCTCCAGTTACGCCCAGCGTAGAACCAAGGGCTGTAGCCGCTGTTACATTAAGTGTACCGCCAATAGTAGCATTACCTGCGGCAGCTATTCCCGCACTAAGAAACAAATCCTGAAAGCGTACAGAGTTAGAACCTAAGTCTACATCAGTTGCCGCTGGTAATACAGCATTACCGTTCTGTACTTGTAATAGTTCCCGCCAAACAGCCGCTCCGGTAGAACTACCTACACAGATGTATATACGTCCGGTAGTTGTGTTTTCCCACATAGACCCCGGTGCATAGCCCTCAGTATTATCATTTGTCACCACAGGAGTTGTTGTGGCATCCATTTTATTCTTGCCACCCATACCGCCATTTGCGGATGGAAGAAAGCCAGTTACAGACGTAGCAAGGTTAATCTTAGGGGAGTTACCACTTGAGCCATCGTGAGAGTGGCCTGTAGTAGCACTGAAGGCAGCTTGTAATTGGTTAAATTCTGTATTTAGCGGGGGCGCTGTAATAGGCGAACCGTTAATAATACTACCAGTGGACTGTCGTGTATAACCTGCCATCTGTTATCTTCTCCCTGCCGTGGTAAATTCAAAGACCATACCCTGAATAGAGAACGGTTCTGTCTGACCTATCGTTACAAAAGTTGCCTGTGCCGAAAAACCTGATCCTTGAATATCACTGGTCATTATTGGCTTTGATGAACCACCATAAAGTACGTTGGTTGCATTATAGTCTATGTTTCTTCCGGCGTATCTGGTAGGTGCGCCTGTAGATGATTGGGAGTAGGTAGCTGGTGTAGATGTAGCACCATCACCCCAATCATATGTCATACTTAAAAGCATCTCAAGTGGACCTTCGGCCCTAATAAAAGTATTTATTTTACGCATTGTCTTGCGTTGTTCTGTCTCGCCAAAATCTAGGTAAGGAGTAGAGTATATAGATATAATATCTCCACCATTAAAACTCGTTCCAAACTCTTGTTTGTAGACTTTACCGTCATAATCGCCATGTAAGATATTTTCAGTAGTTCCTACATACCCGCTATCAGTACAGGACGCCCGTATTCCTAGTAACTCACCAAACTCCCAAGATATTGAACCTGTGCTGTTTGTAAGACCACCAATAATTCCAAGGCTATCTGAGGCTGATATTGTATCATCCCCAATGAAGTATCTGATTTGGGACTTTGATCGTATAACTACGCCGTTGAGTGTGTCCATGTCACTGTTAGCGATTAGGTCCACTAGAGTAGCCTGTATAGGTTTAGATACAGTTTCTAGTTCAACATCACCAATACGACTTGTACCTGCAACGGGTCTAAAACCATCAGGACTGAGGAACATGAGATCGCCACCAATCTCTAATACACTGTCCCTAGCCACACACCCTACGTTAGCAGTTACCTGATCGGTAACAAAGTTGTTGGATGCATCTACAGTAATCTTCTTAATACCGTTGTTGCCAAAGACAAACATATCATCACGAAAAGGCTTAATTTGTACTACATCAAACCCAGCGGCTATTTGACCTGCGCCAGCAGATACGTTGAAGTCATAGATTGCATCAGTGTCTGTGGTAGTTGTAGGTGCAGAGTGAGCCACTGTAGCACCAAAGGCAGTATCCCCGGACAAAAACAAAGTGTTCTGAAATACGTCTACTAGAGAAGGCGCATTGATACATTGATCCCCCCCACCTGTATTTGTACCGCCAGAGGTAAACCCACCAGAGTTAGTAGACTTTAGTTCTTCCCAGTTGTTACCATCAAAAACAATAGCTGGATTTACACCATCTACAAATACAACCTTGTTACCTGAACCAAAGTTGAAAGTAACATGACGTAACTTACTAACTGTACGTCCGTTAAGTGTCATTGGCCTAGTCACGGAGTAGTCAAGAGTATACTTACGCCAGCCAATATACGCAGTGTAATGATAAAAGCTGTAGTTACTCCCACCAGCGTCTTGCCGTGCAGCAATAATCTTAGTGGAGTTTGTAACATCGTCTTTGAATATGGCAAGACCAAGTACTTTACCTTGGCCTGTTGTCTGACCTGCTACAGTTACTTCACCGTAGTCGCTGTCATATTCATCATACCCCTCAATACGCCTATAGCCCCCGAAGAGGCTAGGTTCATAGTTAACTAATCTAGTGGCAGAACCGGGAGCATTGTCCGATAAGTCTAAGTGATTTTCATTACTGTTTAGACCGCCACTACTGATCAGCTTATAAGACGTAATCTGATCTGGCATTAATATCTAATCCGTGTATCTCGTATATAAACTTGATTGTTTATATAGAGCGTCTGTAGGTCTTTGATCCCCTTCTCAAAGGCCATAAAAGCACCTTGAGCGGCTTCTAGATTGTCTTTAAACATATAGAGGTGATAAAGAGCGCCATCTATTAGTATAGTATCAAAGCTCTCAGGAATGCGGGTAACATCTGTAGCATTTGTAATATCAGAGTAGTTCATAAAGTAACGAAACTTTATAGTATATGCTTTGTCTGGGGATGGGGTTATACCGTACCCATTACCATGACCTGCAAATACGAACTCAGGGATACCCCTGCCTAGATTACCTGCCGAATAGTCTTCATCCCGATGTCGGGAGTACCATTCGTCTGTATCTATTACCTTAAGAGTTTTAAAACCCGTACCTAGTGTGTCATTCTTTTGGATTTGAAAGCTATTCCAATCAACCACTTTAAAGTACTGAGGCCATGTATATTCGGTCTGACCTGCTACTAAAGTATCAGTCTCTTCGGCGGCATTGAAAGGCCAGCCAAATTCTGCTTGATTGATTTTTGCTACGGCTGCTTTAACCGAATCTTTTACAAGTGCCTGAACGCCACGAACCGACCCGAAGTCGGCTTCAGCAATCTCAACTTCGTTAAGACGCCGCAGTGTTTGATTACATAGGTCAATGTAGCTTGTGGGCATTTCATTACCTTATAAAAAGTGCATTACTTTTAGGAAAAAGTAAGGGGCCAGTGCTTGACCAGCCCCTTCTGTAGCTTTACGCTAAGTTGTAGTTAGCAGTGTACAACGCCTCGGGGCGGAGTATTTTCCTACCATACAATTGCATACCGCGCACAACATCCGCGAAGGTTGTTTGACTACGGAATGTTTCAGTCTTAGCAATCTGTTCCGCAGTAGCAACCGCAGAAGCATGACCAGCAACCAGAACTCC